GCAGTATCTTGTGATTTGTCGGCAGATAATGAAATCTTTTTGCTAATTTTTCTTTAAATCCACACTTTGTTGTGAGTTTCCAATAATCGGTAAATGTTGGTGTTGACATTTTTTATATAATTTAAAAAGGTAAAATTTTATCTGTTGTATCTATCTGCGGTGTTATTCCGCCTTTGGTATCGTATGGCATTTCGCCTGAAGGAATACACTCGGTAAATCTCTGCTTTGAACCTTCAAAATATTCTTTAATAAATCCTAGTTTGCCATTTCTATTTTTGGCTATAATAAATTCTGAATACATTAAATATTCCCTTTCATCCATAGACTTAAATTCTTCATCGGTTTCTTTACTTTGGTCGCCTTGTGTGTAATAGCTTGGTCTATAAATAAATCCTACCATATCAGCATCCTGTTCTATACTGCCACTTTCTTTAAGGTGTTCTAGTTTCGGCCGTTTATCAGTATTGCCTTCATTTGACCTATTTAACTGACTTAAAATTATTACAGGAATATCCAATTCTTTGGCTAAACTTTTTAGTTCGGAAGTAAACAGCCCAATTAATTCGTGTCTAGGTTCTTTTTGTTTGCCTCTAGGTATTATCTGCAAATAGTCTACAATTAACATATCTAGCTTGCCCGCAGCTTTTAGTATTCGGCATCTATTAGCTAAATCATAAATAGTGGTTCTGCCGTTATCGTTTAACGCGATTGGTAACGATTTTATTTCATTAGCAATATTACTAATCAAATTAAAAGAATAAGGGCTTAATCTACCCCTATTAACGTCAGAAAGGTCTAATCCGCTAGCCTCTGAAAGTAATCGCTTTACTAACTGATGACTTGACATTTCGTAAGACATAAGAAGTGCCGATTTGCCAACGTCTACCGCTTTCTTTAAAAAAGTTAATACCCTAGCAGTTTTACCCATTGAAGGCCTTGCGGCTATTACAATCAAATCACCTTTCTGCCAACCGCCTGTAATTTTATCTAAAGTAGTGTTGCCTGTTGGTATGCCGTTGATATGGTCATCGTTTTCCATAGCAAGTTTAATATCAGTAATTACCTCTGAAACTATTTTATCCATACTTTTATCAGAGTTCTTTTTTGATAGGGTATGAATGTTTAATAGCCTTTTAGAAATTTCTGTTAATGTTTCAAATATATCAGCGGTTTCATCAAATGCCTCTTTCCCCGACCAACCCGCTATCTGAATCACTTCCCTTGAAATATACTTTTCCATTATAACGTGGGCATGGTATTCTATGTTTGCCGCTGAAGCCACATTGTTAGTTAACGATGTTACATAATAAGCACCGCCAATGCTATCTAAATCGCCATTAGAGCGAAGTTTTGATATTACAGTTAAAATATCAATAGGCTGTCTTGAACTAGCAAGGCTTTCTATTGCGGTGTAAATTAACTTGTTTGCATCAGAATAAAACATATCTGAATTAAGTATTGACATCGCCCTGCCGTATGCTGACTTCTCTAGCATAATTGCACCTAATACCGCCATTTCTAAATCTAACGACTGCGGTGGTAATTTGCCGTTGTGTTCTGTTTGTTCTAATTCTTTTTTCATATAATTGGTGTTTCTGTTATGTCGTTTAATGCTATCTTTTTCTTTCCTATTGGCTCTACTATTGTTTTGCCTTTGTCGTAATTGTTATTTGACCAAGTTTCTAATCTTAAAGAAAGCGACCAAGTTTTTTCTAATTCTTGCTTGAATTTAGTATTTGATTTATTAGGCTGTGTCCAATACTTAAAAAACTTGATTAACATATCCCTATGGTAAATATCTTTAAAAGGTTTTAGGGTGGAAGCAAATTTTAATTTGCGGTCATCTATATTATTTTCTTTTACTTTTACATTATCACTTACACTTACACTTACACTTACGGTTGGTTTAGTTGGGTTTAGTTGAAATTCCAACTCGTTAGTTGAATTTAGTTCTTTTTTTAACCTTCTAGCTTCCGCACTTGCTAATCCCGCTATTCTAGCCTTTTCAATACGTTCAGGGCTTTTATCTGCCCATTTTAATAAATCTCTTTTTAAAGATTGTCTAATAGGTTCAAATGTTAATTGGGTAATTAGGTCATCTGTTATTGGGTTAAGGTCGTTAACATACCTTAAAATGTGTTTTAGTAATTGCCCCGCTTTGTCATCGGGCATCTTTTCAATCGTATGAATTAAATCACAATAAAGAAGAAATGATTTTTTATTTTCTGCCATAATTAAAAAAGCCCCCAAGTAATACAAAGGCTATCAAGGTGCGCAGAATGCGGCAAATTGCAATGTATTAAATGGGGGGCTTGTGTTAAATATTTTCATCCTTGATAGCGTTGCAAATATAGTTTAACTTATTATATAAACTAATATTATTTTATTTTTAATAATTATTTCTTAAATCTTTAATAGTTTCTTTTTCGGCTTCGTGCCTTTCTAGCCACTTAGCACCCCTTAAATCTATATTAACTTCTTGTAGCTTTCTTCTACACCTAGTGATGGATTCGCTTGAATTAAGGCTTCCATTTGCTATTATAAATAATATTTCATTTGCGGGTTCTGTATTTAGGTTAATACCACGCCTTAATAGCTGCTCGTTCCACACGTTTACAACTAGCCTAGCGTCATCATCTCTTAATACAGGGTATATTGTAAGTAATTTGGTTACTGTGTCTTTAATTTTGCTTGTTTTCATTTGTTTTAGGTTTTTTTTAAGTTTATTTTAAGTTCATAGTTTAATATATTTATTTGGTTCTACTTTCATAAAATTGCAAAGTTTATAATAATTTATTAAATTAGGCATAAATCTACCTTCCTCAATTACCTGTAAAGTTGATACAGGAATATCTATTTCTTTATACAAATCATGTCTGCTCATATTATTACCAATTCTAAAAATTAATAAATCTGTTGCAAATTCTTCTTTTTTAAACATTTTTGGTATTTATTTTAGTGTTAAATCTGTTGTATTTGGCACTACCCCGTTTAGCATATTACTTAAATGCGCTTGGCTTATTTTGTATCTTCTTGCTGCTAGGCTCATAGAGGAATAAATTATACCGTTTTTAGACACCACCACCTTACAAGGAATTAGGTTGTCGCCAAATATCGGTAAATCCGCTTCACAGTAATCAAAATAGTCTTCTATGGTAAAACTATCGGGCGTAGTGCCGCCTACTGTATCTAGCAGGCGGTTTATACTTTTTGAATATCCTTTTCTTACACGCATCCTTCTTTTATTTTATCAATTGCCATTTTTACCCTATTTGTAAGAAATTCTTTGTCTTCTGCCGAAACCTCCCACTTTAATTTATAGAGATTTTTATAGTAGTTGCCTTCTATTAGATATGGCAGTTCTTCATCTTTTGCCCAATTAATCCATGCTACATCATTCATATCCCCATCATAGTTTTGTAAATTTTCCTTAATTTCAATTAATTCTTTTAAGTAAGGGCAATAAATTATTAGTTCAGCTATCGGTTTATCTGTTAATATTGAATTACTAACTAATTGCCAATAATTTTCGGGATAAAGTTTTTTAAGTTTTTGCACATCATTAGCTATCATGATGTCTGCCTTTTGTGTAAATATTTTAATATTGTATGGAACTTTAATATCACAAACCTTATCTTCTGATAGCATATCAGGGCAACCATTCCATCTACTGTAAAGTGGGTGGTAAAATCTAAGGTCTGAACATAAAATATATTCGGTAGATAATAGGCTAAATACCCGTTCTTCTACTAATTTGCCAAAGCTAGTAGGCTTTGAATTTGTTTCTTTTTGTAAACTTCTCCCTAACCTTAACTCTATACTTTTATCTAATGTTCCTTTTTCTTTGCCATCTGACATTAATAAATATATAGATGAACTTGTAAAATTTCCTGTTCTATTTAAATGTGCTTCCATGTTATTTTATTTTTAATATTTGTTATTGTAGTTATACATACATTGTATTCTTTAGCTAAATGATACTTAATTTTATTACTTTCTCTGATATAACGTATATCTTCATCTTTAAATTTAGACGCTCCACTTTGTTCTCCCCTTGCCGTTTTCTTTAGATTATTCACAATAGAATGCCTTATATTTTCAAGTGACGTATTCCACTCTAAGTTTTCTACCCTATTATCGGTTTTTATACCGTTAATATGATTTACTTGTAATTTATTTTCGGGATTAG